CCGCCGCTCGGCGGGGTTGTGGTAGGTGTACCCTGCTGCTGCTGCGTGGAGAAAAGGTCGCCATACTCGCCCTTGAGCGCGTCAATCAGCTTGTCGCCGTCCTTGATTGCGCCCTTGTCGTCGAGTTCGATGCCGTCCAGTCCTCGCTTTGCCATCACAAGGTCGGCAAGTTTCTCCTGCATCCCCTTGCTGGTCAGCAGCTTTCTCGCGGCGGTTGTCAGCGTCGCGGTTTTCTTCTCTGTTTCCACCTGCTGCTTGTAGGCGTCGAACGCCTCCTGAATCTTCTGCGCGTCGCCGCCGCTCTTCTGCGCGTCGGCAAGCTGCTGCTTGAGCGTGTCGCGCTCCGTGGTCAGCGCTTCAATCTGCTTCGCCTCTTCCGCGTACTTGTCACGCTCCGCCTTGATGTCGTTGATTGCGTCGCTGTGGGCTTCCACAATTGCGTCAATTGCTTCATCAGGCACATTCAGGGCTTTCAGGTTTTTTCGGGTGAGGATGTTCATGATTCAATCTCCTTTGCTTCGGGGCGCGGTGCTTTGCGCCTTTGATTGTTTGCGGTTAGGCGGTGCTTTGCCTTTCCGCTTATATGCAAACAGCGCACGGCGGTGCTTTGCCATGCGCTGATGTTGCTGTTATTAGTCCATGTTTTGCTTGATTACATCCGCCATGATGTCCACAAGGCGTTCCGCGTTTGCGGAATCCGCGAACGTGTCCATCATGAACGGTCTGCCGGGTGTGTACCCTCCCGGCATGACGCGAAACTCGCCTTTGTCGCCCAGCTTGGGAAAGAAAACGGCGTGTCCCGCGTGCCCATCGTGTACATAATGCGCGTACTCGACGTTTGTGCCGATGGTTACTTCGTTGTTGTCGGGGTCGATGTCGGCGGTGATGCTTCTCGCCAGATTGCCAGTGTCGTAGACCTTATGCTCATAGCCTGTCACCATCTTCTCGCGCACCATGCCGACGGATTCTTGTGCAACCGCCAAAAGCCCAACAAACATCGCCTGTTCCAGCTTCTGATTGATTTCCTGCGTGTGGTCTACGAACCCGCTCATTCCTTTTCCTTCTTTCGGATGTTGCCGTCTTCGTCCACATACTCGGTAGACAGAATGACTTTCGGCATAATCATGCAGTAGCAATTGATTGTTTCCGCTGCGCTTCCGTTCGGGTCGCCAGGAAAGCGGATGTTGCTGTTCGGGAAGCACTCGCCCTGCTTCGCCATCTTGCCATGTCGCGCCATATGCGCTTCACGGCTGTTTTGGAATCGGCAGAACCACTTGTTGTAAACCGTTACACCTTGGTCTGCTGCCTCCTGCGACGCGGCGTAACTCGCTTGACTTTGTGAGCGCGTCCGCTCTGTCTGCGCCACGCGCCGCGCTTGCCACTCGCTCTGCCCCGTGATGTCGCCGATGCGGTTCATCAGCTTCTTCCTGTCCTCGCCCAGCGTGGATGACAGAGCCAGCGCGTTTTGCAGCTTGTGGCGAATTTCGGTGTTCTGCCCTAAATTCTTGTACGCCAGCTTCGTGAATGCTGTTTCGTTCGCGGCGAAAATCGCTTTGATTTCGCGCTTGTTGGGCTGTGCGAACGATACCTTTACACCCGCGCGGTCTGCCTGCGCCTCGATGACGGTTTGCGCCTCTCCTAAGCTATCGGCGTACACGTCGCCCATCGTGTTCCGGATGTCGTCGGTTGCCCGTTTCCCTGCCTTGCAGATTTCCTCCATAATGACTTCTTCCACGCGATATTGGCGGATGAGTTCGCGGACGAAACCCGATTTCCATTGCTCCACCTTTTCCGGCGTGTCGTAGTACGCGGGCGGCTTTATCTTGCCTTCGTCCACTTGTTGCTTTTTGCGCAAGAAGTCTTTCAGGCGCTCCGTGGCGATGTCAAGCGCCTCTTGGTACATCGCCTTTATGCGCATTTGCAGCGCGGCTTCGCGCAAATCGTTGCGCTCCACGTCTGTCACGGCTTGCCCGTCTCCCCAACATCAAGAAATGCAATCAGGATTCGCAAGACAAGCCGAACCGCTACAATCCACCAGCCGATGCACAAAAGCCAGCCCGGAACGATGACGTTATTTGCCGCCAGCACTTGCAGAATCACCATCAGATACAGCATTTTCTTCCTCCTCGCCTGTTTGCTGCATTGCCTGTTGCGCCATGCGGATGCCCAAAAGCGATTCTTCCTCCCCACGCTTCATGATGTCGTCGATTTCCTCCGAAAGAATCATCGGGTTGAGTTTCAGGCGCGTCTCCTTGTCCAAATCGCCCTGCGCTGTGTAGATGTTCTGGATGATTTCGCTCTCGTTGGCAATCGTCTGCCGCTTGAAGCGGATTGTCTCGGTCTCGATACCCAGAATCCGCAGAAGTTTCTGTACGAACTCAAAGCACTGCCATTCGTAGGCGTTCGCCTTTAAGTCCAGATTTGCCATGCTCGCCCGAATTGCAACGTTCGTCAGGCTGCCGCCAGTCAACTCCGACACGTCCAGCGCCATATAATCGCGGTATAGCTGCCGTTCCAGCAGTTCCAGCGCGGTTTGACGCGCTGCATACGGAACTTCAAACGTTTCCGGCGTTACCGTGCTGGATGACGTACCGTCCGAAATGTTCGCGATTGCTTTCAGTCGGTGAATCTGTTCCAGCATCAGCGCTACTTCGTCGAAGTTGCCTCCAAAGTTGTTCAGCACCCAGTAAACATCGTTCGCCTTTTCCAGATTGTTTCCGAAGTCGGAAAGAACGATGTCGTACAGGTCGATTTTTGAGCGAATCGCCAGCGTCAGCTCCGTCTGCTTCTTGTCGTTTGCGTACAACGGCACAATCGGCAATGCGCTGTAATTCTCCTCGGACACAAGGCGCTCGCCCGTGATGTCCCTCGCATATGTCCGCTTGTAGGCGCGTTTTTCCTGCGCCACCTCCAAATCAGAGGCATTTTCGCGCGTTTTATAAACCGTCACGCCGTCAGGCTCAAAAACACGCGCCATCAGCGGCTTGTCGTCGCCAATCTGCCAGAACTGCACCCCAACCATCGGTTCGCCCGTCAGCTCGTCCAGCAGCGCCACAAATCCGCTATTTTTGTCCGTGTACGCACGCAGAATCTCAACGTGGTCGAGATTCCAATAGCCCCAACAAACGCCATGCACCAGCGCATACAGCCCGATTTTCGCAAGCGTCGTGTCGAACCCGATTCCCAGCTTGCCCTTCATTGCGTCGTTTTCCAGCTCCACGCCATTGCCAAGCAGATAATTAGCCTGCTGCATGGTAAAGCGGCGGAAAAAGTCGCTGTAAATGCGCTGTCCGGGGACTGCTTCCGTCGCCGTCCCCTTCTTTTTGACCTTTTTCCCGTCGGCGGTGGTCTGCTCCGTCTCCGACGTTGTAGCTCGCAGCACGACTTTCGCGGAAACCGTGTCGTTCCGCGCTTCGTAGTATCTTTGCGCGATTCCCGCCTTGTTAAAGTCCTCGCTGTGTTTATATGCTCCGATAACCGCCAGCGTTGCCTTTGCTTTGTCCGGCTCGTTCTGCCAGTCTTGCCATGTGATTTTTGTAAACATCTGTATCACCCCCCAACATACAAACTCGCGCCGCTCCTATCGAGAATCCGGCAGCAGCACGCGGCGCTGTCCGGCGCGTCGTCGTGCTCTGCGTCCTCGGTGTAGTCCATAATCTGCGCGATATAGTCCCTGTCTGTGCCTTCCAAAAACACGATATTTCCCCACCACTTTTTGAGGTATGTGCTGATTTTCAGATACTTGTTCATTTTTTCCGGGTATGCGCGTACTGCCATGTTTCGGCGGCGCAATTCCCGCGCCAAATAACCCTTGTCGCCGTTTGTCTCGCAGTAAATCGGCGCGCACATTAGGCGCTCCGTCTCCGATTGCAGTGCTTCCATCAGCGTATCAACGTGCTTGCGCCACAAACGCCCGTACAAGTACAGCGTGTCGCCGTCCCGCTTGGCGCACGTCAGCGCGGTGTAGTCCTCGCCGCCGTATGCAGCATCAACGTGCGCGATGCCGTCCCGCAGCTTTTCCGCTTCCGGCGTGAACGTCGGCGGCGTGTCGAACAGCGCATTTTCGGCGGCAATGTGGCGCAGCTCATAGTTCGCGGCAAACAGCGACGGCGACATTGACTTCCGCAGTTCTTCCAGCTTCTCCGGCGCAATCAACCCGGTGGAATAACAGTCGTGCTTCTCCGGCGGCGCAACCAGCGTGAACGCGTCCTCGATGTGCCACGGTGTGCCGATGAAGACGATTCGCCCGTCGCGAGTGACGATGTTGCGCAGCTCCTGTATAACGCCCTTTGTGCGTTCTCGTTCTGCGCGGCTGATGCGGTCGTTGAGGTTTACAACGTCGTCACACACAATCAAATCCGCGTGCTTGCCCGTCATGGACGAACCGCAGCCGATGCCGATTAGCTGGTCAGCACCACGCGGCGAATCGTACACGCTCACCGTCATGCAGTTGCCGCCTGATTTCAGCAGTTGAACGTCCTGCTGCATGAGGATTTGCGCCATGTAGCAAAAAGCCTCGTTCGCGAATACCTTTTTCGCCTGTGCGATGCTCTCCACAACGTCGCTGTCGGTTTTTCGCATGAAAATCGCGTTTTTTCCGTGGTTAAGGACGCACCACATTGCCAAAGCGACGGAAAGGCAGGAAGACTTGTAGGATAGGCGATGCGCTTGAAGCGTGTAGTCCTCTGCTCCGAAGATGATGTGCTGCATCCAGCGTCCGTGAAGTTCGTCCGTTAAATCACGGAATCCGCACATTCTGCCGACGGCGGCGGGATGGTATCGCCAGATGTTCCACACTTCATCCCGCGTCAGCGTCGTCATTTTACTTCTCCCCGCGTCTCTTTCAGCAGCTTGTCAATGTCGGCTTTCGCGTCCTCGGACAACTGCGGCGTTTTGACTGTCACAACGTCTCCGGGGTCTTCGCCGATAACCTTCATCAGAAACTGGATTGCTGCAAGGTTGCCGTCTGCTGCCATTTTAATAAGTCGCATTGCCAGTGCTTGCCGAAGCGTTTTTCCGTTTTGCTGTGGAGTGTCAACCAATTCCAGCGCTATTTCCTGGATGCTTTGTTTTGCGCGCTTTTTTTCCGTTGACTTCTCGTTTGCTTTGCGCGCGTCCACTGTGTTTCCCGCGCCACTCCCGAACCGTGGACCTTTTTTCAGATTCGCAAGGCTGTTCGGGTGTTTCCCTTTTGGATACTGTTTTGTTTCCTGTTCCGTTGGCATTTACTCACCGCCTGATGATTACCTCATGATTTCGCCCGTCTCTCGGTTCACCCTGTAATAGCTTCTCCGTCTGTTGATTGCGGGTGTTCGCCCTTTCAGCGTCCCGCCGTTTTTGAGGCGCAGTCTTGCCTTGCCAGAACCGCTTGCCATGCTTTATTCCCCCTTACTATTTTAGGTTTCGTGTAGTCGATTGTTTTATACTTGTCGATTAGACTGTCGAACGCTTCCTTGTAGAAGTTGAACAGCTCCTCGTTCTCCTCGAAGTCGAACTGCTCCAAGCAAGACGCGCTCCGCAAATTCGCGCTCCCCGTCAGCACATAATGATTCCCCTCGTGTGTTTCCATCAGCAGGATTTTCATGTGCGTGTTCGTGAAAGCCACTTGCAATTTGTTGTCGATGTCCAGTTCTTCGTACAAGTACGGTATTAAATCCGTTTTGTAGTGGCTGTAGAAGTAGCCGGACAGCATCAGATTGATTTTCTCCACGTTGCGGAAAAGCAGCAGATTTTTGAAACTGTCTACGTTGTTTTCCGACAGCGACAACGTGGAACAGTAGATTGTTTTGAGGTCGATGCCGCGATACATCACAAGCGCTTCCGGCAGGTCGCCAAAAATGAAATTGCCGGGGACTATGCAGGTTGTCCGCGTGTTTTTCTCAAGGCTGATTTTGGAGGCAAGGTCGCGGGCATACTGGAAATCTGCCTTGTTGTAGATTGCCGACTTTGCCATCTTGGGCTTTATGATGCGCGTCTGCTCTTCCTCGTCTACGATGGAGAAGTCAGCGACGGAGAAGTCTATATCGTCGTCAAGCTCGATTGTGTCCGGGAGGTGGATTTCCGGGATGTCGAGGTCGAAATCCGTCACGTTTCCGCCGTACCTCCTAACCCTTTTATGATTTCCTTTTCGCGCTCTGATAGCTCAATGTGATACGCTGCTCTTTCTGCGGCTGCTCTTTCTGCGGATCTTTCTGCGGATCTTTCTGCGGCTGCTCTTTCTGCGGCTGCCTTCTCCGACAGCAGGAAGCAAGCCCCAAAAACGCCTTTCTTCGCGTTGTCGAGCGTTCTTGTAAAAAAAACTTCCTTCTCGTCGAGCGTGAAGTATTGTCCTTTCGCGGAAAGCTGGTTGAGTTGCGCGGCGGTTGCGGCTTGCGGCGGCAAGTTCAGCTTGCTAAGTTGTTTTTTCTGCGCTTTGACGTTTTTTGCGTCTGCTGCCTTTATTCTGCGGTATAAGTCCGGCGCAGTCTCAACCAAATGCCACCCCAAGTTTGTTACAAATCCCGTATTGACTTTTGCGCCGTTTTGGTATGTCACGCTGTACCCGACACAGACGAAATGTAATCCGTTGTACGGTTTGAAACAAGCAGTTCCGGGTGCAAACAAAAAAAGCGGATTCCATGCGCAAGGTAGAATTTTTCGATTTTGGAGAGGATGGAGAACGGCGGGTTATCAATAACGATGCTGTTTTCTGGATATTCTGCGTGTTCGTAATCGCCGCCCGGATAAAATGGACGAATTACCTTCGTGCTTTTGCCAAGGTTGTAATGCTCGAACACCCACTCTTTTACCGTCTCGTAAATGTTCGGCGGCGTATAGCAATCGTCCGTTGTCAGTTTCGGTTTGAACTTATCAACAAACGCCTTGTACTCCTCCGATGCTTCTGCAAGCGTCAATTGCTCCATTTCCCCTCCTATTCGTCCGTCGCGTCCCCACCAACGCAACAAAGCGCATCGCGCATAAATCCCGCCGCTGAAGAGGTAAGAGCAGCACTTCCATAGTCGCCTCTTCCAACAAAAAAAGACGCTTGCATCACTGCTCACGTCTTTCTTGCTGCTTTTTACATTTTACATTATAGCACGAAAATTACTCTCATAACTCTCATTTTTTTATTTCTATATGTTTTTGCTTCTTTGACATTGCCAGCAATGCCGCCTATTTCGCGTTCTAACGGCTTGATTGTTTTTGCTCATAATTTATGCCGCCTGATTGCTCCAACGGCTCTCAGGCGGCATTCTGTTGCGATTAGGCGGGCTTGATTGCTTCCACCTGCTGCTTGGTGAACAGGTATGCGGTCGTCAGGAAGAACCCGCTGTTTTCCTCCTTGTCCGCTTCCACGTTCTTTTCGTCCTTCTTCTTGCTGGTCTTGGGCTTCCAGATGCTCACGACCAGCGCGGCGTGTTCGCCCTTTTTAACCATGTACCCGTGATTCTTCCACTCGGCGAAGGTGTGAATCGGGAGGCGCATTCCGTGTGAGAAGTAGGCTTCTGCTTCCTCCTGCGTGAAGATTCCCGCTGCGACTGCGGAGTTCGCGATAATCTGCTCGTTCGTCATGGGGCTTTCTCCTCTCTTTTTTGATTACTTAACCTTCGCAACGACTTCGGGTGCAGCTGGCGTATCTTCTTCGCCTTTCTTCCAGCGAACGATGCTGCGCTCGTAGTCGCCATCCATCGTTTCGTCCCCGTACTGCAACTCGTAGCAGTATTTCTTCGTTTCGTAGTACCAGTTGATAGCCAGCTTCTGCACCATCTTCTCGGTAATGCGGACGCCCTTCTTGATGCTCGCGAACTTCATAATTCTTACCTCTTTCTGTCGGGGGCTTTTATT